TGTTCGTGCAATACATGAGCGCGAAAAGAAAGATACTTGGCGACAGTTTCGCCCGAACGCTTGGGAGAGTTCAGAATTTACACGATTTGGATAGTGTTAATTCGCACGACGCTCAACGCTTGCGAATGTTGGGCGATATGCCTTTGCGCCGAAGTGCTGGCGCACACGCCGCTGGGTTTGTCGTTTCTGCGCCACCATCGCACAGTTTGGAAGAGTGGATTCCGAAGATGCTTATTCCTTCTTCCGACACCATGGTTACACAGATGATGATGGATGATGTGGAAGACGCAGGGTTTGTCAAGATTGACCTTTTGGGTTTGCGCTCGTTGACAACTTTGCGCCGATGCCTAGAACTAATCGGCAAAACCGATGCGACATGGATACCGTTGGACAACGAGAAAACATTCAAGTTTCTACAGCGTGGATACACGGATACTGGCGTTTTTCAAATGGAAGGCTGGACTGCCGCTCGTGGATGCAAGGAAGTCGTGGTCAAGTCAGTCAGCGATTTGATTCTTGTAAACGCCCTTTACCGACCTGCAACCATCAATAGTGGATATGTGAGCAAATTCTTGAAAAATCGTGCAAGTCCCCAAAATGTCGTTTATCCGAACGCAATCTTCAAAAAGCACCTGCAAGAAACTTTTGGCGTACCTTGCTTTCAAGAGCAGGTTCTTGAAATTTTGCGTGATTTGGGTATGCCAGTTGTTGAACTCAACGCATTTCTGAAAGCGGTGAAAGGCAAACACGCCGTTGGTGGGTACTCGGAAGAAGCAACGGAAGTTTTTGAACGAAACAAAGAAAAATTCAAAAACCTTTGCACGAACCATGGTATGCAAAAACGAGAAATATCTATGGCTTGGAAACTGATAGAAGGATTTGCGGCGTATGGGTTCAATCGCTCACACGCCACGGCTTACAGCGTTTTGGGATACCAGTTGGCGTATTTGAAAATCAATCACCCTTTAGAATTTCATTCTGCGCTACTTGAAACAACGGTTGGTAGCCCGAAAGAAAAACAATACGAAAAAGAAACACGAAGAATGGGCATCAAGATTCTGTCGGCAGATGTGAATGTGTCTGGAGTGTCGTGGTCTATTGACAGAAAAAACAACGCCATCAGGCGTGGCTTGTCCTCAATCAAAGGCGTGGGTTTCACTTGTGCGGAAACCATCATCGCCAACGCCCCGTTTGTTTCCATTGAAGACTTGATTGCCAAATGCCCAGCAAGAAATGTGACTGGTGGAAAAAACTGGGGCAAAGACAAAACTTTGACTGGCGTAATGAAACAACTCCGTGACAACGGTGCGCTAGAATCCTTGGGCATAAAACGCTAAGGAGAAACATGACAAAAGCACAAGAATTGGCGCAAGAAATAAACGAATTATTGGGAAGCAACACGGTTATTTTTGGCAACGACAAAAGGTTGAAGGTTGAATACATCCCCACTGGGGTTTTGCCGATTGACCATTTGTTGAATGGTGGCATTCCCAAAGGCAGATTCACGGAATTGTTCGGTGCTTACAGCACTCTCAAATCGTATATCGGTCTTTCAACCATCGCACAATCGCAGAAGAGTGGTGGCGTTTGTGCTTTGATTGATACCGAACACGCATACGACCCGAAATGGGCGGAATCGCTGGGGGTTGATACAGATGCCCTGATTTATCAAGCACCCGACACGGGAGAAGAAGCCATTGATACATCAGAAACATTGATTCGCAACGGAGTTGATTTGATTGTGTGGGATTCTGTAGCGGCTACTTTGCCACAAGCAGAAAGCGCAAAACGAATGTCAAAAGAGTCGGTGCAACCAGCAAGGTTGGCGGCACTTATGTCGTTGGGAATGCGCAAACTTACATCTGCCAATCGCAACACGGCAGTCATGTTCATCAATCAAACACGAATGAGTGTCGGCGTTATGTTTGGCGACCCTGAAGTTGTCGCTGGTGGAAAAGCGTTGCCGTATTACGCCTCGTATCGCATATCGCTACGCAAGGCAGGAAAAGTGAAGGAGACAACCGATGGTTACGACGAAGAAGGACATAAAACAAAAATCAACTCCATCACTGGAATAAAAATTCGTGCAACCTTGGAAAAAAGCAAGTTGTCAGTGCCATCAAAAGAGTCGGTTTTTACATTTGATTTGCTTCAGGGCAAAGTGGATGAAATCGGCTATCTAATTTCTTGTGGGTTACTCAATCAAATTATCAAGCATGAAGGCAGGTCGTGGTGGATATACGAAAACGAAAAACAAATAGGGCTGGACAAGTTTCGTGGATACTTGGAATCCAATCCGAAAATTCAGGAAAGCATCAGAGAAAGTCTCATTCAGAACCAAGATGGAAAACAAGAACAAGGCAAGAAGAGGGCAGAAAAACGGAAAAAACCATAGCAAAAAAAAGAAACGCAAAGGTGCATCCTGCATCGGGGGCTTTGCGAATAAAACACGATGCTTCTGACAAGGAGACAATTTATGAAATCAAAGATGCCAACAAAATATATTCGCTCAAAGGAAAAGAATTGCTGGCACTTTGGAAACGCGGCGCATTGGAATTGAAAGAGCCAGTGTTCGTTGTTTATTTCACCGATTCAGATATCACCGCAACAATAACCATCAAGAGAGGCAAGCAATGAAGTTAAAACAGGCAGTTCGTTTTGCGAAGATGAATTCACGCATCACGCCCAAACTCGCACCATGGTTAGTAAACAACCCGAACGGCGTTCACATCACGAGTTCTGATATATACAATCGTATATCAAGTATTTTGATGCCGACAGTATCCAAATCTCGTGCTGGTGCTTTTCACCCGTCACAGTTGTATCAGTGTCAAAGGGCGCAGGTGTACGGCTATCACGATGCGCCATCGCTTGCCAAGTACGACCCCGTTCTTCAAAATCTTTTCAACGATGGTCACTTTCGGCATTTGCGCTGGCAAATCATGTTGTTGGAATCGGGCATCATCACCGACATTGAAGTGCCAGTTTATTCGGAAAAATATCGGATTGAAGGCTCAATGGATGGCGTGAACAAAAACGAACAATGGATGTTTGAACTCAAAGGCACGAGCCAGTTTCGGCAAATACAAATCAAAGGTGCTTTGCCCGCACACATCAAACAGGTTCACGCCTATTTGCTGGCGAGTGATTTGAACGAAGCGGTAATCGTCTATGAATGCAAATCAACACAACAATGGCAGGAAATTTCAGTTCAAAAAGACCCGAACATAATCAAAGAAATCTTGGAAATACTTGAATCTCTCAACGATGCAATTACAAACAACTACTTACCTGAAAGGCTAGAAGACTGTGAAAACAAAACTGGTACGACATTCAACTCGTGCGCATATTCGCAAATCTGTCACGGGTGCAACACCCCAAGCGACATCGTTGCGTTCCGTTCATCTAAATAGCGGCATCCCAGCAATTCAAGAGTTGCGAAAAGAACTTGACGGATATGTTGAAGTTTTGATGGGTCGGGTAGAACCACCGATTGACAACGCCGAAATGACCCTGATGGAATATGCAAACGCCGTTTACAGTCGTGCAATGGAATTGACGATGCTTCTGCAAAGAGCAGAATCCGAAGGTTCGGTTTTGAAAAATAGCAGGTTCTACAAGTTTCGCACTGGCGAGTTGCGAACATTCACGGAAATGGCTTTACGGGCTATTGAATTGGGCAGTAGGCGTGTAACTTGGGCGCAACTGGACTATTCTATGGCTCATGGGTGACAGCACTCTAAAATTTTTTCGCCACCAAAACTCTTCGCAGAACCATGTGGTTGTCGGCATTGACCCAGCATCCACGCATATCGCCTTTGTAATTCTCTACAAAGAACATTTTCGTGTTAAAGTGAGTAAGAACCTTGGCAAAAGTGGGCCTCAAGCCTGTCATAACGCAAGGTTGTTGACATTGGAAATGATTGATGAAACAAAAGCATGGTTGAACAAAAAAGATTCGGAGTTGCCGATTCACTGTTTCTACGAACTGCCAGTTTTGGGGCGTGGTGGCGTTCGTTCAACCATGGTGCAGTGCTTCACATCGGGCGCGGTTCAGGCGGCGTTGCATGAGAGGGAATGTCCGACATACCCAGTCAATGTCTCAACATGGAAAAAAGCAGTTGTCGGCAAAGGAAACGCAGACAAAGTTCAAGTCGCAGAGCATCTACGACACAGATGGAATGCTCTCTACAGTTCAGCATCAGGAAATCAAGATGTCTATGACGCTTCCTCCATTGCCATCTATGGCAGACAATTTCTTGAACAGAGAATGGCGTAAATACGCACTATGTAAAGGCAAAACGCCACTTTTTTTCAGACACCGTTGCAGTATCAGGTGCGCAAAGCACAAAAAAGGTTGTGACCGTGTTAGGGTGGTGAGAGATTGCAAGGCGATTTGCGCAAGTTGTCCAGTGCTAGAGCATTGTAGAACTTGGGCGATTGAGACAAATTTGCTCAAAGGTGTTGCTGGTGGTCAAACTGAAAGTGAAAGAAAAGAAGCGATAAAATTAATCAAAGGAGAAAATTATGACGAAGAATACACAGACGATTATTGCTAACGAGACAGTGCTAGTGCCTGTTTCAAGTTTGAAGGGGTACGACAAAAATCCAAGAAAAGGCAATGTAAAGGCGATTGCAGAGTCGCTTGAAATAAACAAGCAGTATCGCCCGATTGTCGTTCAAAAATCCACGCATAAAATTCTTGCTGGCAACCATACATGGATTGCCGCAAAATCTCTTGGCTGGAAAAAAATCGCAGTCGTGTTTGTGGATGTTGACGATGTTGCCGCCAAGCGAATTTTTCTCGCAGACAACAAAACGAACGACTTGGCAGACTATGACGGGCAAATTCTTGCCGAGTTGTTGCGTGACCTAGGCACTGCCGATGGTACTGGATACTCAAGTGCCGACATGGATGCAATTCTTAATGCAACTGCCGCAGATGTTGAGCAAGTTATTTGGGCATCAAACAATGCAGGAGAAGAAACTCTTTCGCAAAACGACCCGTTGTTGTCGGTTGGGCTGGGAGAAACTGCAACAAAAAATCGCAGTGATGAAGGCTCGGTTGATTTTGGTGAGCCAGACGAAGGCGAAAACATTGAGAGCAAGCCAGACGATTTGGCTGGCGTTTATACCCTAAAAGACGACCTTATATTTTCAGGTGCTACTTTTTGGGAAATACCTTATTTGCGTGAAGATATGATGATTGAAGAATTGCCACAACCATTGCACACTTGGGCAGGAAGCGCAACAAGAGAAATGGATTGGGATGGCTACTGGCTTTACAACTGGGGTGTTGACAGCACTTCGGGCATGAAAGACCTAAGCAAAATTTTTCTTTCGTTTTATTGTTGGGATGAATACATTGAACCATGGTGGGATAATGTCGTAAGCCACATGAGCAAGGTGCTTCACGCCAAAATTAAATACGCAATCACGCCAAACTTCACGCCAAACGATATGCCAAGAGCATTATCTTTGTATCAACTGTATCGCTCACGATGGATTGGTCGCTACCTGCAAGAAATTGGTGTGCGTGTAATGCCCGACCTTCAGATTCGTGAAGATGAAGAGTTCCTTAAACTTGCGGCAAAAACCTATCC